CCAGAGGTCTTTTATGGCATTGATGCTGTCCTGGAATTTGGCTTTCAGATCGTCCCACATTTTTATGCCAAAGGCCGCTATTTCGTCCCAGTTTTTATAAAGTAAGACTCCTATAGCTATTAAGGCCGTAATGCCAGCAATTACCGCTACAACCGGCAAGGATATCGCGCCTATAGCCATGGACAATGTGCCAAGAAGTATCAACAGGGGGCCTATAGCGGCGGCAAGTCCCGCAACGATAACGATGGCCTTTTTCATCTCCGGGCTTAGGTCGCCGAATTTCTTCACAATGTCGTTTAGGTTGGCTAATAGTGGAGTTATTACAGGCAGCAGAACCTCACCTATGTCTGTACTTAAGTTCTTAATCTCTGTTGCAAACGCCCTCATGCCCCCAGATGCACCCTCGGCCTCCCTTGCCGCCTGCCCTTGTGCGTCGGCTGTCTGTTCCATGATCAAGGCTAGAGTGGCGGCCTGCTTGGTGGCTAAGTCCATCTGCCCCGTACCATCGTATAATCCCATCTCTAGGGCTTTAGTTTTAATCATTGCGTCATTAGCCGCCATGCCGTAGTTATCCAGCATGGTATTGTTGCCTTTAAGCGCGCCGGTCAAGGCTCTTACTGCATCGGCAGTAGTGCCACCGTACATAGCAGTAAGGTCACCGGCCAGTTCAATCAAAGTTGCGGCTTGCTTAGATGCTTCTTCTTCGGTCAAGCCTCCGATGTTTTTAAGCATACTGCCCATCATGTTGGCGTACTCCAACGCCTCACTCTCAGCTATACCGTAGTAGCTGTCAAGGCCATCTGCCCATTTCTTCACACTGTCGGATGCTTGGGCAAATATCTGGTCGGTGGCTCCCATCGCGTCTTGGAGATCAGCCGCCATCTTGAATGATGCGGCCCCTACTGCTACAATCGGCGCGGTGACTTTCATAGACAAGTTTTTGCCCATGCTGGTCATTTTTTTACCGGCATCGCCTAGCTTTTTTGCAACTTGATCGGCAGTAATACCAGTATCTTTAAGTTGTTTCTCAAACTTGCTTAGGTCTTGCTCGGCTTTGGCGACCTCACGCTGGATAAGGCGATACTGTTCCTCTCCGACTTTCCCCTCTTTAAATTGTTGCTGAACCTGTTTTTGTGCTTCTTTGAGCGTGTCAAGCTTGGTCTTAGAGTTACTGACAGCTTCGGCTAAAAGCTTCTGCCGCTGTTCTAAGAGGGTTGTGTTTGTGGGGTCTAATTTTAAAAGTCGATCGACGGCACGCAATTCTGATTGAATATTTTTTGATTGCTTATTGACGCCCTCCAAGGCACTATTTAATTTTCTCGTATCGCCACCTATCTCGATTGTTATACCCTTGATTTGTCCTGCTATTTTACTCACCACCTGTCAAAGTCGGCCTGTGACGCCATTCTAACTGTTTCTTCGCGCTCATCGCTGTCTAAGCGCTCGTTGTTATATATCGTGATAAAACCTAAGATCATGCCTAAAGTAAGGTCCTCAAAGTCACGTAAAGTTAAGCCTCTTTCGAGCGCCCGTAACATAATCAGCTCTGTGGTCAACTCAAAAGAGGCATCATCATCCTCTGCTTGCTCTACTTTTTTTTTGACTCTACCGTCGTTCCCAGGCTGGCGAATATCATGTCTGTTACTTCCGGCACGATTTCTGACAGCGGGAACTCGGCAAAAGTGTCCAGCCAATCCATGGGTGTCGGGATAGTGGGATCTGCGGTTTTTGCCAGCGTCCAAATAAGATTATATATTACTTTAAGGTCCAAAGCACTAGCATCTACTATTTTGCCTTCAGCATCTACCGATCCCTGCAGAGCAAATATGTCCTGTAATGCGTCCCGGCCAAACTGAGCTCTATAGCGCAAAAGAAAAGCGCCAGTACTTTTAAATTTCACCTGGCGCCCGTCGATTATTAATACTTTCTCCATACTATTCACCCACCGTCAAGGTCACGGAGACAGCGTTACCCTGGGTAAATTCAACTAGGATTACATGGGCGCCGTTGGTCAAAGTGCCGACATACGTTTTATCGATTGTTACGACAACGCCGGAAATATCCAGATTAGAGAAGCCAATCGGCGTACCATCCATGTAAACGCTCTTTACTGCGTTGGTTTCACTGGTCGATGTTACATCAACTGTTACATCAGCAAGAGCCGTTTTACTGAAGTCTGCAGGATCATCCGCAGTATTGGTCGGCGCGTTTTTGAGGTAAACCGCGCTGAAGAAGGTATCATAACTGGTTTCTCCCTGGAGGACCTTGGCTTTTACGTCGCTAGTGTCAAGTGCGGGCCGAACAGCTATGTTCATTGGTTCAGTTTTTGGGTCTTTAGTGTTTGTTTTGGTGGCGCCTTCGACGTTCGGGCGAGTTGGCAAAACGCTATACAAAACGTGTCGTGTCTTTTTGGCATCTCCATCAAACTCAAACATAAGCGCGCATTTCTTTACCGTCGCATCTGCATTTTCAATTATTGCTCCGTTGGTATCAACGGTGTCGCCTAAAACGTCCGTTCTGAAGGAATCGGGTATCAGGGCAACTTCCAGACTGCCGTCATAGCCGTTATTTGTGTTTTCCTCAAAATATATTTGGTCGTCTGCATGGAATGTTACATTTTCACCAACTGCACTCAATGCCAGATTAACAGCTCCAGGCATTGCTACCGGCGTTCCATAAGATACTGCTCCACTAGATTCAGTTACAACGGCATAGTAGACATTTTTAAGACCGTATTTTACTTTATTCATAGGTTTACCTCCTTAAATTTCATATAGGACCTGGTACAGTCCCTCACTCTCGATATAGGTCTCAGTTTTATCCCAGTAGATATCATTGGCATCAAAAAGGCCCTCGATCAGGGCTTCTGATGTCAGGTCTTTGGCTTTTGTATATAACTCTACTTGAAAGTTTTTCCCCGCTTCGTAAACCTTGTTATCAGCTCCGAAGTTGCTACTGTAGCTGAATAGATAAACGATATAAGGCGGGCTTGGTGGCGACGTGAAGTGATGGTAGGCCACCGGCAGGTTGATTGTTTTGAGCAGTGTGAACAGTGTCGCCTCATCCACGTTTGATCGCCTCCTCTACCTCCCGGGTAAATTCCCGGATCACTTCTTCTTCAGCTGGCCGGACGTGTGGTATCCCCTCTACTCTACCGCCACCTACTTTTGCATGGCCATGTTCCAAAAGATGAACCAATCGATAGTGCGGGGCCTTGGCATGGATGATGCGTGTATGGGGCTGGCCTACTTCTGGTTCGGTTTTCATGGTCCAGGACTTGGCATACTTGCCATGCCTTTTCGGTGAGGTTTGCTTTAGCTGCTTTACTGCCGCCTTGCCGACCTTATCACTGCTGACGTTGACCTTTTCTACTACGTCCTGGGAGTATTCGGCCAGGCCCTTTGCGATCTCCGCGGCCAACTGGTCAATACTGATATTAGCCATCGGCGATCACCCTCTCGCAAGTGAGCCTTACTTTGTCGCCTCGCGCCTCGGTACGGATAATGCGGTAAATCTTATCATCGTGCTTTAACTTATCTTCGTCCTGATACTCATATGAGTATATCTCAAACATTTTTTCGGGTTTGAGCCCTGTTACTGCTGCATTGTAAAATTCGCCAGAACTGACATAGAACTGGTTGGCGAATATCTGCCGCTCACTTGGGGTCTCCACCTGGTTGCCGATATCATCATCTGTGATTTTAACGCTGATTAGTTTAATGATCTGGTTATGCCTCATTTAGAGTCACCGCCTCTGCCTTCTGACCGTCCACATAGACCGACCCTTCGACAGTTGTATAGCCGGACTTGCTGACGGTATAGTTTACATCAACCCCTGTCTGATAGACTCGGTAAGTAGCTACCCCCTGCGAATTAGTCACTAGCAAAGTCTCAACTCCAGCAATACTGATATAAGCCCCGTCAATTGGGTCGGTTCCATCCGTGATAGTGAAGGTTATAACATATGAATTATAGTCTCCAGCCAGTACCAAGTGCTTTTTCAGCATCAGATATGACTCAATAAACCGGTCAGCGTCGGGATTGTCATACCCGAAGTAGGCTTTGCAATAGGTCTTTATAGCCCTCTTAATAAGTGGGTCTGTGTCTATTGCTTTGTCCGCTACTACTCCAGCCAGTTTAAGGTCATCAATTGCTGCGCTGATCAGGTCATTTATCTCAGTGTCTAAGTCGGTTGTGGTTGCGGCTATCCGCAAAGCCACCTTGACATCGTTCAGGATAGCCAACTATACCGCCTCCTATTTTTTAGTCGTCTTGGCAGCTGGTTTTTTGGCCGCTGTTTTCTTAATTGGCTTGATCACTGCCTCCCGGATCTCTGGTTCATGTATTACGGCAGTCTGGATTGGTTCTTCATAGCGGCCGCCGATTAGGCCCATACGCCTGAGTTTGGCAGCACGCCAATCATCAAGCTCCACTGGGTCACCTACTTGCTTGAACCCGGTTAAGTCCTGAAATGGCTTAATAACGGTATATTGCATTTATCTATCCCTCCTTTTAAGGGAAAAGAGGGGCGCAAGGCCCCTCTGTTTATGGTTCTACGTCAACTTTCGCAGCGGACACCTGATTGGTAAGCGGTGAATAACGATTCTCGCCACGCACCAAGATTGCCCCAGTAAGAGTTGCGGCTGAGTTGGTTACCCTTAAAGCCAGATGGGTAAAGCCTTCATCCAAGAAGGCTGTGTCGCACTCGACATAGCCAATGGCTCGTAGTGTTGCAACGGTGATGGTTGCATCAGGGCTAGCAGCGGTTACGGTTACTTCGCCAGGGTCGCTAGCAGTAACAGTCACTTCTCCTAGAGCAGAGGTAGCTGTCACGCCAGGAACTCCAGCGGCTGCATGATTGATTGCCTTTACAAGACTAGCTGCGCAAGCTGTATCGTTGGCACCTACTGTAAATACTCGGTTAGGTAAATCCTCAGCGGCTGCAGCAGTAAATGTTACACCGTTTACCGTTACCTCATCAGTAGCAACAACGGTGGCGCAGGTGATGGTCAAGGCTGCCGCTTTGGTGTTAGCTGTGATGGTGGCGGCGTTGTTGGTGACTACCTTGGCACCGGTGCCGGCTGCGTCCTGAGCCTGCATGACCTGGCCAACAGATGTCACGGCCGCTACCATCGCGCCAGTTTCCCAAACGAAAAGGGCTTTGTTTCTAAGTCCTAAGTTATAGTAGGGACCGGTCGATGCGCCGTTGATTGACGCGGGAACGATTGCTATATCAACTTTGTTTATTTCACTTAAAAGTTTTGCCATTGTTCTTTTTCCTCCCTTCCTTAATCCAAGACCACAAACGGGCTCACAGTAGAAACGCCATCGCGGGCAAGCAATGGGGTGCTCAACCAGGGCTGACCGTCAACATTCCAGAACGCCTTGATTATGGTGCGGTTCTGCGTGAACAACGGATGCTCACTCATGCTGATGCTGATTCCAGAACCGTCTTTAATCAGGTAGTAATCCAGGTCAACCAGTATCAGGTCGCCCTCTGCTCCAAGTATCGGTGACTGGTCGTTGAGCAGGAAGGGTATGCCTATCAGGGTGCCGGGTGCGCCCTCGCGTGCGTTGGGCTGCCATACCAGGTTCTGCCCAGTGTCAACCATAGTCATCAGCTGGGGCAGGATAGTCTGAGAACCAATCCAAGCCAGCCTACCACCGAACTTGGCGCGGGCAAACATATTGATTATGTCAGTATAGGCAATAGCATTGGCTCCTGCACGAGCTACCTGTATAGCAGCAGGATGTCCAATAATGCCTAAAGGCTGGCCTGCGCCACCCCCGGACA